AACCCATTAAAGACGAAGACCTTCCTTTGGAGCTTCAATCGGCTTCCCTCGCTAAACGTTGGAAGGTTTCCATCGCCCGCGTCTCACAGTTGAAAGCCTCCGGTATGCCTTTGACTTCCCTTGCGGAGGCTGAGGCTTGGCGGGCTAAGCGATCTAACCGTCGAGGCCGGACTTCCGACGATGACCAGGTTAAAGTCGATGATGCCGACGTAGCGGGCGCCGAGAATGTCACTCTCAAAGACTCGCTCCGCAATCACCGCCGGCTAGTCGCCATCGCCCAGCGCAAATGGGAGAAAGCCCAAGCGTCGGGGTCAGCGGATGAGCAGCGTCTCGCCAAGATTTACAACGACTCCAAAAATTGGGAGATGCGGATTGAGCGGATGGTGTTCGAGCAGGACATCGCTTCAAAGCTTTACGTCAAAACCGAGGACGTGTTCCAAGACTTTGCCCGCGTCCTTTCCGAAATCCGAGCCGACCTTATCGGGTTGGGTATTGAAATCGCACCCAAGGCAAATCCCGACAACCCCGGGCTGGCCTTAAAAGTCATCGACGACCGCATCGACAAACTACTCCGCAAGATTGCCCGCCTTGACGAAACGACGCGGGAGGAACTCGTCAAAGTCGTCGATACCGCCATCCCCGAAATGCCCGCCATCGAGGAAGGTGATGCCGATGGTCACTAATTTTGAAACCCGCCTTCGGGAGGTGATGGCTCCCGACCCGCATAAAGACCCTGTCGAGTTTCTTGAAAACAATGTGCGGACAATCCCTTACTCGCCGCAGTCAGGCCCTTTCCGCATTAGCAATTCGCCGTGGCTTGCCGAACCGTTGCGCTGTTTGACCGACCCCGAGGTGCAGGAAATCGGGGCGCTGGGGTGCGTTCAATCTGGCAAGTCCTGGCTCATCGAAGGGGCGTCGCTCATTATCCCCGCCCTCGCACCCGGCCCCACGCTGATCCTGCAGGACATTGACCGAAACGCTAACGACTTCCTTGAAACCCGGCTCCGTGTGCTGTGGGACAGCGTCCCGAAAATCAAATCTCTCATCGGCCCCGACGGTGTGCCAAAACAAGGGGCGATTCAGTTCCGTGGAAACACTTGCTGGGTGCTAGGTGCAAACAATGAGCGCAACCTTCAACGCCGTTCCATCCGCTATATTTTAGGCGACGAAGTTTGGCTATGGGGCAACGGCAACCTAAAAGAAGCCCTAGCTCGAACGACCGCTTTTCGATGGCAGTCTAAAGTTGTCCTCGTTTCGCAAGGTGGCACTGAGGGGGACGATTGGTCGAATTGGTTTGAAACGACGGATAAGCGGGTTTGGTCATTTGTCTGTCCATCGTGCAACCACCAGCAGCCTTTCCTTTGGGAGCAAATCGTTTACCCTGAGTCCGCAAAAAGTCCAACCGGGTTTGACCTTGAGAAAGTTAGGTCTGGGACAACTTACAAATGCCGAAACTGCGACCACCACTTCAAGGACTCCAATCAAACGCGGGCAGAAATGAACGCCTCGGCGTCCTACGTCATCACCAACCCGACCGCCCCTAAATCTCGCCGCGGGTATTATTGGAACGCCCTTTGCGGACAATGGGGATTATCTTGGGGCGACTTGGCGGTGGAGCGATTGGAGGCTGGAAAGTTAAATGAAGAGCTGGGCAACTTAACGGCCTTGCGCGAGTTCACCCAGAAACGCCTTGCGATTCCCTGGCGTGAAGAAACTTACGAGGTGAAACTCGATTCCCAGGTCGGCGAATATAAGCTCGGTGACACTTGGAGCGAGGAAGGTGGGTTCGTTAAAGGCAAGCCAACGCCGGGTCGTCTTATCGTCGCCGAGCAACGCAGCGACCCCAACTTCGTCCCCTTCCGCTTTATGGGCGTGGACGTGCAGGCAAATGGTTTTTATTGGGTCATCCGCAGTTGGAACGGCGAGGGGCTTTCTCGGCTTCGCGGGTGCGGGTTCTCCCTGACGTGGAGCAATCTTTTAGACATTCAAAAGCAACAGGGCGTTCACCCTGCCAATGTGTTTGTCGACTGCGGTTATCAAAAGGACGAAGTCATCACGGCCTGCGGGGAATACGGCTGGAACGCTACGCGTGGCGATCAGCGCAACGACTTCATTTGGAAGATTCGCCTGCCTAACAACGCCGTTAAAAACGAGTTGCGAGCCTATTCCCAGCCCGTCGTCGAAATGTCGGGGCAACGCCGTTGCAAGGTTTTTTACTTCTCCAACCTCCGTTTCAAAGACTCCTTGGCTGCGATGATAAAATGGAAACGGCACACGCGAGCGATGGACACCCCCGAAGAGTATGCAGCGCAGATGCAATCCGAGCGTCGGGTCATCACTGATAACGGCAAAGTCATCTGGCAGGCCATCGAGCGAAATAAAAACCACTTCTGGGATTGCGAGGTCATCGGGATGCTCCCAGCCCTTGCGTGGCGTCTGACCGGGAAGCTTGGGGACACGACCGAGGCAGCAAATGAAGCGGGTTCGGAGGCTCCAACGGCTTGACACACGTGGCAAACCCCTCAACTCTCACCCTGCGCTTGCTTTCAAATGGGCATTTGGTGGGGCAAGTGGCATCGGGCAGTCCCTTTTCATGGGGGGATTGTCCGACCTTTGACAAGTTCGCCCAATTATGGCTGTTAACCCAACAGGTTGCTTTCTCGTCCTCCCTCAACCCACGATTGAGGCAATCCGCGACCAAGCGGCGGCTATGATTTTAGAGGGTAAGACGATGATGTCCTACACGGACTCAGGCACTTCCGTCTCCAAGCAGTTCCCGATGGATCCGCAACGCGTCCTCGTTGAATGTCGCTATGCTTTACAGATTTTAGACCCCAACACTTACGGCCCACGAGACATTGTCCGAGTTTACAACGGGATGTGGACGTTTCGCGGTCTATAATTTTGTATGGCATCCAAAAAACCCGTTAAGAAACCTATCGCCAATGTTCCGTCGCCTAAAAAGGCTGCGGGCAAGCGTGGCGATTTGAAAGCCCGAGCCGACTTCTCGAACGGTGGCTACGCGGGTGGCGTGTTCTCGCAATTTGAGGGTGCGAAGTTCTCGAACAAGCGCCAATGGGTCAACACGCCTTTCCCTGCTGACTTCAAGAAGGTGATGACGACCTATGACCGTCAAGAGCTTACGCGCAAAATGCGTTGGCTCTCGGTCAATAGTGGTTTGGTGCGTCAAATGATTTCCGACTACGCCCTTTATTCCGTGGGCGACGGCATCAAAGCCCAACCTTCTACCGGGGACGCAGCGTGGGACAAACTCGCCCACAAATACTTTACCGATTGGGGCAACCGTCCCTGCGAAATCACGAACCGCTACAACTTTAGCGAATGTCAGACCATCGTCTGCAAACGCATCGACATCGACGGTGAAATCTTCGTCCTCAAAACCTTCACCCCCGAAGGCAACCCGCTACTGCAACTCATCGAATCGCACCGCGTAGGGACGACCAACTATTCGGGGAACGTCCCCGAAGGTTTGGTGGACGGTATAATGTTTAACAAATATGGGGCGGTCGTAGGTTATAATGTCATTAAATCGGACGGAGATACCCGCCTCGTCTCCGCTCCGTCGATGATGCACGTGCATAACCCCGAGCAAGTGACGGGTGCGCGAGCCTACTCGCCAATCCAGCACTCGCTCAACGCGATCATCGACAACCTTGAAATGATGTCGCTGGAACGCGAGGCCCAGAAAGCGAACGCCGACATCGTGCGAACGATTACGAAAGAGTCGGGTCAATTCGCCGGCGACGTTGCGGACTTTCAGGCGTTCAATATGCGTCCGCAGGATTACGCGGTTTACGGCAACAACAGCAACAATGTTTACAACAATCCTCAGGAAGTCGGTTCATTCATCGGCGGTAAAATCCTCGCCCTTGCTCCAGGGGAGAAGTTGGAATCGCACACCTCGACGCGTGGAAATGAAAACTTCCAGACGTTTATGGATTTCAACAACCGGGATTCCTCCGGTGGCGTCTTACCTTACGAGTTCGTCTGCAATCCTTCCGAAGT